AAATTATGAGCGTAACAAATTTTGAAGAGTTCACACACGAACTTACAAGCGAAGAAATGGAGATTCTGCCTATCGTTGTTCATGGATTCCGAAACTACAAAAAGGCGAACCCAATTAAAAGTGAATTAATAGTAACCCGATTAAACGAATATCTTTTAGCACGAGGTTATAAAATTAAAATGACTGGTGTTCGTTTGCGTAAAATGGTTAACTACATTCGTACAAACGGCATTATTCCTTTAATAGCTACGTCACACGGATATTTTACAAGCGATTGTAAGCAAACTATCCAAGAGCAAATCCAAAGCCTTCAGGAACGAGCAAACAGCATTGAACGATGTGCTATTGGATTAAAGAAATTTTTATAATTTTTTTTTATTTCCATTGTTATATTAAAAAGAATAGTTATATTTGTAAACAATTAAAATTTATATTATGAAAAAGTTATTAGAAATTCAGGCAGAATTAAAATGTCCAAAAGGAAGTTTAAACAAGTTCGGTAATTACAAGTATCGTAGTGCTGAGCAAATTTTAGAATCAGCAAAACCTATCTTACTAAAACACGGAGCAACGTTAATCCTTAGTGATGATATTATCCAGGTAGGTAACAAGCTATTTTTAAAAGCAACGGCAACTTTAAAAACCGATGACGGAATAGCAGAAGTTTTAGGATGGGCAGAGCTTGGTGAACATAAGGGTATGTCATCTGAACAATGCACTGGCACAGCTTCAAGTTACGCACGTAAATACGCATTGAATGGATTATTCTTAATTGACGAAACGGAAAGCGATCCCGATTCAAAAAACAATAAGAAAGCTGAAAAAATAGATAATGAACGTTTTGAAAAAGCAGTTGAAGCAATACGTAACGGGGAATTTAGTATCGAACAATTACAAGCGAAGTTTGAATTAACTGAATTACAACAAAAAGCACTTTTATTATTATGAAAATCCGAGCATCACAAATAGGCCGCATAATGACTTCACCCAAAACAAAGGGTGAGGTCTTATCTAAAACTACAAAGACCTATATTCAAGAACTTGCTATCGAACATAAATACGGAATCCGTAAAGAGTTTTGGAGCAGATACACGGATAAAGGAAACGAGGTTGAGCCAAAATCAATTAAACTTGTTGAAAATGTTTTAGGTTTAAAAGGTATTTTTAAAAACGAGGAAAGAATAACAAATGAATGGATAACTGGAAAACCCGATGTAAACACAAATGAAATTCTTTTAGATGTTAAATCAAGTTGGGATGCAACTACGTTTCCGTTTTTTGAAAGCGAATGTCCGAACAAAGATTATTACTACCAGCTTCAGGGTTATATGTGGTTAACAGGTAAATCTGAAGCGTTACTTTGTTATTGTTTAGTCAACACACCTTTTCAAATAGTTGAGGACGAGGTAAGACGCGAACATTGGAAACAAGGGTTAATTGATGAAAGTTTGGATTTAAGAGACTTTGTACAGTCTAAGCATAACTTTGACCACATACCAAAAGAAAAGCGCGTGAAAGTCTTTAAAATAGCAAAAGACGAAAGCGTAATTGAACAAATTAAAGAACGAATAGAGTTAGTAAGAGTATATTATAACAATTTAATTTTAGAATTATGAATGAAGATTTAAAAGTAATGGGTTACTACAAAAACACGACCCGAGAGCAAATAGTACAAATCAAAGATTTTAAAAAGGATAAACTTTGGTACGAAACAATAAGACAACACGAAACAAACCCTATAACGGAGTTTTGTTGTTCGATTGAAAGATTTAAAAGGTTATATATTAAAACAAAGTAAAATGAAAGAAGAAGAAGGATTAACAAAACGTGAATTGTTTGCAGCTTTAGCAATGCAAGGTTTAGTAATTGATGGTGAATTACCATTTGAAAAAACAGCTAAATGGGCGGTATTAGCAGCAGACCAATTAATATGGGCGTTAGAAAACACGGAAGACCCAAATAAAGACGAAATTTAAAAACAAAGTAAAAATGGAAAAAAGAGACAACAGCGGAGCGTTATTTACTAACGACAAAAGAGAAAAGGAAACGCACCCACACTATCAGGGTAAAGCAACTATCGGAGGTGTAGATTATTACGTTTCAGCATGGGTAAAAGACGGACAAAAAGGAAAGTTTCAAAGCCTAAGTTTTAAACCCGTTCAGGAACAAGCAAAGCCAACAACTGGAAAGCCAAGTTACGGCAATAAAGATTTTGATGATTTTTTAGGCAACTTATGAATTACGCAGCACAAGTATTAAGCGAAGCGAATGAAGTAACACGGGCAATGGTTAAACAATACCTACAAAAACACGAATTAAGCCTTAACGCTTTTTCTAAGTTAGTAGATATAAGACAACCTAACTTACATAAATTCATGAGCGGAAGTAGTTTATCCAGTAAATCAATAGAAAAGCTGGGTGAGTTTTTTAGTAAATAATTTGGCTCTGGTAAACCAACAGAAAGGCGGAACGTAAAAAATTCCGCTTTTTTTTTATTTTTTTTGTTGTTATATTAAAAAATGTAATTATATTTGTTCAACAATTAACAATTAAAAACACGAATTATGAAAGATTTAACAAAACATTGCCAAGAATGTGATGGTTGGGGAACTATAACAATCGAACACAACGGGACAGAAATTCCCTATTTACAGGATATAGTTGATTATGAATGTATGTCATGTTCAGGAACTGGCGAGCAATTAGACTCTGATTTAATTGAAGAACGTATCGGAATAGTTGACGATATGATTCAAGGAATGCAAACACGAATGAGAATGTTAAGCGACTTTATTAAAACAGCAAACAAGGGTTACTTACCTAATTTAGCGCAGAAATACACGGATAGGTTAGAACTTTGTTCACGTGGTTTAGGTCGTTTGTTGAACTATAAAAGAAAATTGCATAACTTAGTCGGGTGAAATACTTAACGATACTTTTATTTCCTTTCATAATAGCCTTATTCTTTTTGGATAGGGCTGTTCTTGTTTTTGTTTGGAATGTTCCGAGTATAAGGTTCAAGAAGTGGTTGTTTAATGAGGTTGAAATGGGTAAAAGCATAGTTCGTGTTTTAGGTGGTTTGATAGTTGTTTTATTTTGTTTATTACTTTTGATACTTGCAGACTAATCAATTTTTGAATGACCTTTACGCAGACCATAAACATTGGATTAAAGTTGTACGCTCTTTTGGAGAGTATTATTTAGCTGAAGATATAGTTCAGGAAATGTATTTAAAGTTAGCAAAACACGAAAACAAAGAACGATTTTACCGCAACGGAACTATTTACAAAGGTTTTGTATGGATTGTTTTACGAAATATGTACTATGACTTCGAGAAATCTAAACAAAGGCTTCAAAAAGTCGATATAACAGAGGCAATTCAGTTAGTTGATGAAAGTAGTCCATACGAAAAGACGAACGCTCAAAAGCAATTAGAAGTAAAAATAAACGAAACAGTAAACAGTTGGCATTGGTACGATAAATTATTGTATGAACTTTACCGAGATACAGGAATGAGTACACGCCAAATACAAAAATGCACGGGTATTAGTTTTAAGTCAGTATGGCAAACGTTAAAATACTGCAAGGATAGTTTAAAAATAGAAGTAGGCGAACATTACGAGGACTACAAAAACGAGGATTACGAATTAATAAAATAACATGGAATTCAAAATAGGTGATATTATAAGGGATGTTGAAGATGGCGACTGTTATTATGTAGGTGAAGTAACTGAAGTAGAAAATAATGAAGTTGCAAAATACAAAGTTTTAGATGTGTTTTGGTGTGGGGATTACATCAAAGACGATGAATATATAGGTAAAATAATAGAACCACAATGGTGGTATATAACTAAATAAAATAAAACATGGCAAGAAAAAGACGAACAAAAGCTGAAATATTAGCAGCTGAAAGTAAAGGATTAGGGGATACCGTTGAAAAGGTATTAGAAGCAACGGGAGTTTCAAAGGTGGCGAAATGGTTGTTAGGTGAAGATTGCAACTGCGATGAACGTAAAGCAAAGTTAAATGAGTTATTTCCTTACAGAAAGGCGAAGTGTTTAGAACAAGCTGAATACGACTGGTTAAAAGAATGGTTTGACAAAAAGGCGGAAGCAATAAAACCAACTGAACAAAAGACAATACTTGCAATTCATAGCAGAGTGTTTGGAGTACGTAACGAACCAACTTCATGTGGATCGTGTATTTTAGAAAGAGTAAACCAATTAAAACAAGTTTATAACACATACGAAAACACGAACGAAAATTGAGCATAACATTAACCAGCGATTACTATATTGTATTTATGAATCCAAGTAAACATAAGTCAGATTGGAACGCTCTAAGGTTAATAATGAAAGTAGCTGAGATTAATTACTGTGTTTTTATAGACTATAAATTATATTCTTTAGAAATACACGCAGTAACAAAAGACGAATTTAACACATATAAATATAATTCTAATTAAATGAAGTTAGTTAAAATAAGTGAGGTTAAACCCAACCCAAAGAACCCAAGAATAATAAAAGACGGAAAATTCCAAAAGTTAGTTAAGTCTATCCAAGAATTTCCTGATATGCTAAATAAACGCCCTCTAATCGTTTTTACTGACGTAGATAACAAATACGTTGTCTTAGGTGGTAATATGCGTTTAAAAGCCTGTAAAGAGATAGGGTTGAAAGAAATACCGATTATAGTAGCAGACGAATGGACGGAGGAACAAAAAGCGGAATTCTTAATAAAAGATAACGTTGGTTTTGGGGAGTGGGATTGGGATTCGTTAGCGAATGAATGGGACGTAGAAAAATTAAACGAGTGGGGATTGGAAACACCTTATTATTCAACCGATGAAATTAATTTGGATGATTTTTTTGAGGAAAATAACGAGCCAAAAGAACAGAAAAATAAAATTATTTTAGAATATACGGATGAAGATTTTGAAAGTGTAACCGAAGCATTTAAAAAACATAGCGGAAGCAAAGAACAAATAGTTTTTAAATTATTAGGTTTATGAAAATTTTTTTAGCAGGAAGTGGATGGAATCGGCATTGTTGGGAAAATAGAGATTTTTTTGATTTTAATAGACTTGAAAGTTTTGTTTATATAAAAGGTGAAGAAAAAAATATATTAAAATATAATATGTTTTTATTGGATAGTGGTGCGTTTACTTATATGAATAAATCAGGTTCGAACTTAAATTGGGATAATTATATAGTTGAATATGCTAATTTTATTAATAAATACAATGTAAAATATTTTTTTGAATTAGATATTGATTCAATTGTAGGAATAAAAGAGGTTGAGAGATTAAGAAATAAACTTGAAAAATTGACAAATAAACAGTGTATTCCTGTATGGCATAAGTCAAGAGGGTTAGAATATTGGAAACAAATGTGTAAAGAATATAATTTTATTGCTATTGGTGGAATTGTTACTAAAGAAATAAAAAGCAGTCAATACAATATTTTTTTTCCATTATTAAAAATAGCACAACAAAATAACTGTAAAGTTCACGGATTAGGATTTACAAATTTAAAAGGATTAGAAAAATATAAATTTTATTCTGTTGATAGTACATCATGGTTATCGGGCAATAGATTTGGTTCTGTTTATTGGTTTGATGGAAAAACAATGAAAAAACGAAATAAAGAAATAGGACAAAGAGTTAAAACAAATATGACGGCTCTAAATAATTTTAACGAATGGGTTAAATTTTTAAAATACGCAGAAAACAATTTATGAAAACAGTAATTTTATTAAGCGGAGGTCAGGACTCAACAACCTGTTTATATTGGGCGAAAAAACATTTTAAAGAGATTTATGCTATTGGATTTGATTACGGACAAATGCATAAACAAGAATTAATACAGGCTCAAAAAATAGCGAATAATATTGATGTTAATTATAAAATATTTGACGTAAAAAATTTACTTGCGCCGAGTAGTTTAACAGAAAACACAAATCACAATAAAAAAAGTAAAATTAATCAAGAATTACCAGCAAGTTTTACAGCTGGAAGAAATATTTTATTTTTGACTATTGCAGGTTCTTATTGTGCTGAAATTAGAGCAAATAATATAGTTACGGGAGTGTGTCAAACGGATTACTCAGGATACCCAGATTGCAGACAGACAACTATTGATGCAATTGAATTATCTTTGAGCCTCGGATTGGGAATTGGAGACGTTAAAATACACACTCCTTTAATGTATTTGAATAAAGCAGAAACATGGAAAATGGCAAAAGATTTGAATTGTTTAGATGTAATAATAAATGATACATTAACAGATTATAATGGAAATATGATAAAAAATGAGTGGGGTTATGGATTAAATAATAATCCAGCAACTGAATTAAGAGTTAAAGGTTATTATGAAGCAAAACAAAAAGGATGGTTATGATAATAGAAAAAAAATATCACTTTTACGCAGCGCATAGAAATAAAGCTGGTGGTGAAAAATGTGGTCGCATTCACGGGCATACTTACAAAGTAAAATGTAAGTTTAAATTTGAACAAATTAACGAAGGAGGAATTACATTTTTATTTTCAGATATTGATAAATTGGTTGAACCAATTATAAAAGAATATTGTCACTGGTTTTTATTATATGAAAACGACCCACTGGTGTTTGTTTTGGAGTTAGCAAATGAACCAATTAAAAAACTACCTTTTGAAACCTCAGCAGAAAACATGGCAATTTGGTTATTTACACGAATACAAAACGAAACAGGTTTAAAAATAACCGAAATACAATTAGCAGAAACAGAATCTTCAAACGTTATTTATGAAATTAAAAGTAAGTGAAATTTTTTATTCCCTTCAAGGTGAGGGAGCCAGAATAGGAACGCCAACAATATTTATAAGATTACAAGGTTGCAAAGCAAAAAATGCTTGTTTTTCGGCTGGAATAAAATGCGATACTGAATTTGAAAGCGGCAAAGAAATGAAAATCCAAGAAATTGAAAATTGGATTAGTGAAAACGCAAATGGATGTAAAGAAATTACTTGGACTGGTGGTGAACCTTTAGACCAATTAACTTTTGAAATTATTTGTTATTTTAAACAAAACGGATATTATCAAGCAGTAGAAACAAGCGGTCTTCATCCTGCACCCGAAGGCTTAGATTTTATCTGTGTTTCTCCAAAGGTAGCAGAACACGTAATAAAAAAAAACTTTCAAAACGGAGTAAGTGAATTACGTTATGTAAGACATAAAGGTCAATCTATTCCCGAACCAAGTATACAAGCAAATCATTATTGGTTAAGTCCACATTCAGATGGTTTTAACATAAACACGGATAATTTAAAACATTGCATTGACTTATGTATACAAAATCCAAAATGGAAATTATCACTTCAAAATCATAAAATATGGAATATATTATAAACAGCCCTGAATGGCATTTTAAAGCTATTTTAGAACATTTAGGAGAAGATACTAATCGAGAAGGTTTAAAAGATACACCAAAGCGTTACATCAAATTTATGCGTGAATTTTTAGAACCAAAGGAATTTAATTTTACAACTTTTGATGCTGAAGGAACTGATGAAATGATAATTCAAACAAATATTCCTTTTTATTCGATATGTGAACACCATACTGCACCATTTTTTGGTACTGCTGACGTAGCTTATATTCCTAATGAAAAAATAGTAGGTTTAAGTAAATTAGCACGAACGGTTGATTTATACGCAAATCGTTTTCAAAACCAAGAAAGAATAACATCACAAATTGCAGAACGATTACAAAACGAACTTAATCCAAAAGGAGTAGCAGTTCATTTAAAGGCGCAGCACCTTTGTATGTGTATGCGAGGCGTTAAAAAACATGATACATGGACATCAACATCAAAAATGTTAGGAGTATTCAAAACTGATTTAAACGCTCGTAATGAATTTTTAAATTTAATAAAATAAACAACGAAACTACAACGTACAATGGCATACGATAAAAAAAAGATATACGAACAAGCAAAAGAAATGATTGTTAAACACCGATTGTTTTTTTTTGATGATATTATAGCCTACCTTCCTATTTCCTCCAGTACATTTTACGCTTGGGAAATGGAAAAATCGGAGGAGCTAAAAGAATTATTAAACCAAAATAGAACTGAGTTAAAAGTTTCAATGCGTTCAAAATGGTATAAATCAAACGCACCAGCTTTACAAATGGCGTTAATGAAACTGATTGCTTCACCTGAAGAGTTACGTAAATTGGCAATGAACCACACGGTAACCGAAGAAGCTGAAAAACCTATATTTAATAAACTTGATATAGATGTTGACTAAAACAACAGCGCAGAAAAAAATAGCACAATTAAAAAAAAGAATTAGAATTATTCAGGGCGGAACTTCAAGTTCGAAAACGTTTACAATACTTACTTTTTTAATTCAGTACGCTATTGATAACCCGAACAGCGAAATATCGGTAGTTGCTGAATCAATACCACATATTAAAAGAGGAGCATTAAAAGATTTCATAAAAATAATGCGGTGGATAGGTAATTTTAACGAAGGTAATTTCAACCAGTCAAGTCTTACATATCGATTTAATAAAGGAAGTTACATTGAATTTTTTAGCGCAGACCAACCCGACAAATTAAGGGGTGCAAGGCGTGATATTCTATTTATAAACGAATGTAACAATGTTAACTTTGAAAGTTTCCAGCAGCTTAATATTAGAACAAAGAAATTTGTTTACTTAGATTTTAACCCTACCAGCGAATTTTGGGCACATACCGAACTAAAAGACGAAGCTGATTCAGACTTCTTAATTCTTACTTATAAGGATAATGAAGCTCTTGACAAGTCAATTATTGACCAAATAGAAAAGAATCGCGAGAAAGCGGCTACAAGCACGTATTGGAGTAATTGGTGGCGTGTTTACGGCTTAGGTGAAATCGGAATGTTAGAAGGTGTTATATTCAGCAACTGGAAACAGATTGATAGTATACCAAGTGATGCGAGATTGATAGGAATTGGTTTGGACTTTGGTTACACGAACGACCCAACGGCAGCAGTTGAAGTTTATACATGGAATGGTCAAAGAATACTTAATGAACTTGTTTACCGTACAGGAATGATAAACAGCGATATTGCTAAAATACTACCTGACAACGTACCGATATATGCGGATAGCTCCGAGCCTAAGTCAATAGAAGAAATAAGACGCTACGGAAAGACGATAAAAGGCGTTACAAAAGGCAAGGATTCAATAAACTTCGGAATTCAAATAATGCAAAGCCAAGAATATTTGATAACGTCAAACAGTACCAACCTAATCAAAGAACTACGCGGCTACATTTGGGACACTGATAAAACTGGCGTTCGTTTAAACAAGCCTATTGACTTCAATAATCACAGCATTGACGCAGCACGTTACCACGAAATGGAAGTTTTAGGGGTAAACCCTCATTACGGACAGTATTTTATTCATTAATTTACACAAATGACAGATGACCTACCGTTAATGGTGCGCACAGTTGAGAAGTTAATCTATGAAAAGAAAGGTATAAGGGTTAAAATAGTGTTTAACGATCCTATGAAAATACGAATTCACACAAAAATGTTAGGGCAAGCGTTCGATATTGCCTTAGCTTACTACAATTATCAAATATAAAGTTATATAAATATGAAAACGGAAATAGTAATTCCAACAACGCTTAGTGAAATTCCATTAATGAACTACCAAAAGTTCATGAAATTGGTTGAGGGTTCAAACGATGAAGAGTTAATAGCACAAAAGTCTATTGAAATTTTCTGCGGTTTAAATATGCAAGAAGTACTCAAAATAAAATGGAGTGATGTTGTTGGACTGGCTAATCATTTTAACGAATTGTTCCAGCAAAAGACGGAGTTCAAAACAAGGTTTAAAATAAAAGACATGGAGTTCGGTTTCATTCCTAATTTAGAAGATATGAGTTTCGGTGAATATGTAGACTTAGACCACAATATAGGCAAGGTTGAAACATTCCACAAAGCAATGGCAGTTCTTTATAGGCCAATAACCAAAAAGACGAAAGACACTCACGAAATAATGCCTTATTCAGGAACCGAGGAATTCTCGGAGTTAATGAAATACGCCCCCTTGGATATTGCAATGGCTGCTTCGGTTTTTTTTTATCATTTAGGAAACGACTTAGTACAAGCTTCGCTTACCTCTTTGGAAGTGGAGATGACGAAGAACAAGGAACTCAAAACGACTATTCAGAACGGGCTCAGTTCAATAAACAGTGGGGATGGTATAATTCAATCTATGCACTCGCTAAAGGAGATGTTACAAAGTTTGATGAAGTTACCAAATTGGGAATTCGCAAGTGCCTTACCTACCTTACTTACGAGCGACAGCGAACTGAAATTGAAAATAGAGAATTAAAAAGAAAATTTAAAAATGGGTAATTATTATAATTTACTGGACACGTTAAAAGGACACTTTGATAACGATGCGTTTATAAACACAATTACGGAAGGCGACATCTTTGCAGTTGACTTGTCTAAGCAAACAATTTTTCCTTTGGCTCATATTATTGTTAATTCAAGCTCGATCGAAAATAACATAATTCGTTTTAATGTAAGCATTCTTTGTATGGATATCGTCGACATATCAAAAGACGAAGACACAAACACGTTTATAGGAAACAACAACGAACAAGATGTTTTAAATACCATGTTCGCAGTTCAAAACAGGCTTTACGAAAGTTTAAGACGTGGGGCGTTATTTAGCGATAATTTCATGGTTGACGGTAACGCAAGTTGCGAGCCATTTGCTGAACGCTTTGAAAACTATTTAGCAGGTTGGACGATGACCTTAGATATTTTAGTTCCTAACTCAATGACTATCTGCTAATGAGTGAAACATTAAAAGCCTTAGAAAAATTCCGTGACGAAGTTGTTAAGGGTGCAAAAGCAGAACTTAAACGACAAAACAAAGACAGCTCGGGTAAACTATCCAACTCAATACAAGGCGAAGTAAAAGAGTTTAAAAACTCAATAGGTATTTATTTTGAAATGGAGCCTTATGGAAACTTTCAGGATAAAGGGGTTTCAGGTACTCATAAAAAATATAATACCGATTATTCATATAAATCAGGAATAACAAACCGACCAAGCCCGAGACATTTTGATAAATGGGTAGTTCGTAAAGGGTTAGCACCAAGAAAGCAAGGCGGACAATTTGCGTCCCGTTCAGGAATTAAATTTGCTTTGGCTGCGCATATACAAAAATACGGAATCAAACCGAGCTTATTTTTTACTAAGCCATTTGAGAAAGCATTTAAGAAGTTGCCTGATGTGTTAATAGATAAATACGGATTAGATGCAGAAACGGAATTGAATTCAATATTAAATCAAAACTTAAAAAATATAAAATGAGTATTTTTGCACGTTCACCTTATATAGTAACAATAGCCGAAAGCGGTCAAGAGGGTTCAAAGGTTGAATTAAGAATTTGGAACGGTACGGGCTCAGCACCCGTAAACCCAACATATACTTTAGATAAATTAATTCCAGCTTCAAACAACGTAAACACGTACTACAATATTTCACCTTACATTCGTGAATATATTAGTTGGAATGTTAGACAACAGATTTATAATACTACTCCAGCTTCCGAAACAACACAATGGTGTAACGTAGAAATAAAACGATACAAATTAGATTCAGGAACTTACACGTTATTAAGCACGGTAACGGATAAAGCATTTGACGGCTTTGGGTATTACGAGCAAGGTTATAACTTATCGTTTAACGATGTTGTTTTACACGATCAAGGAACGTTTGATTATGCTTATGACTCAAGTATTAACCCGAGTACAAACAACGCGTACAGAGGCGGTCAAATAATGTTAGAAGCACAATTTGGTTGGGATGCTAAATATACTAATTTAAGAACAGGAGCAAGTACAACGGTAAATATAGGCGGAGTAAATGTAATGAAGGATATTTATCGCGTACACCCAAATTATTATGCAGACGGTAACAAGTTAGAAATTATAGGAACATCAAGCGTAATTAAATGGACGGGTATTTTTAAACCTAACTTAAATTGTCGTTATGAGCCAGTTTTATGTGACTTCGTAAATAAGTATGGCGCATGGCAACGAACATGGTTTTATGCTGCTTCAAATAACACGCTAAGCGTTGAAAACACGAAATACAATTTAATGCAATCAACTTTTCCAAACTACAATACTTTGGAAGGTCAAACAAAGAGCTTTAACACAAACGGAAAGAACTCGATAAAGGTAAACACAGATTGGGTAGATGAAAGCTATAACGATCTACTCAAACAATTAATGTTAAGTGAAAGGATTTTAATTAATAGTTTACCTGCTACTTTAAAAACACAAAGCACTGAATTATTCAAGAACATAAACCAAAAGACGATTAACTATCAATTAGAGTTTGAATTTGCTTACAATGTAATTAACAACGTAATATGAAACGGATAGTAGGGTTATTTGTAGAGGGTGTTCAAGTAGAATTATTTAACGATGAACAAATAAGTGTAAATTCCAGCGTTCAAAATATTTCGGATATTTCAAAAGTATTTACCGACTTTTCGCAAAGTTTCACCGTTCCAGCTTCACCTCATAATAATAACATATTTCAATATTTTTATGAGTCCGATCTTGAGCAAACAATAGACCAAAACTTAAGACGGAATGCGTATATAGAAATAGACCTTACTTTTTTTAGACGTGGTAAAATACAGTTAGAAAAGTCAAACGTAAAGAACGGACAAGTTGATAGTTACACGGTTACTTTTTATGGTGATGTGTTAGCTTTAAAAGACAAGTTCGGAGAGGATAAACTTAAAGATTTAGATTTAACACCTTACGAAGTTTCATTTACAGGCACTGAGGTTTATAACCGTATTACAGATTTAACAACTGATTACGATGTTCGTTACCCATTGATAGCAAGTACCCGACAATGGACGTATTATCATGGAGCTGAAGATATAACGCAAAACGCTCATGCTATTCAATATGACGAGTTGTTTCCTGCAATTAAAATAAGTAAGCTATTCGAAGCTATTGAGAATGATTACGGGGTTACTTTTCAGGGTACGTTTTTAAGTGACCCGAGATTTACACAATGTTTCTTGTGGGCAAAAAACACTTTATCATTTGATTTTTTTACAGCTCCTGAAGATATAGACTTTACTTCAAAATTAAATATTAACGATGCTAATTGGTCAAATCTAAGTAGCCAAAACGCTGAAGATTTTGTAGACTTAACAACGAATTCAATAAACTTACAAGATTTTAACCCTAATGTTTGGGAGCATAAAATTCAAATAGAGGTTTTATCTTTAACGCCAGTAGGAACTATTTATATAAATGTTTTTCAAGATGGTAATTTATTGCAAACGTTTACAACAAGTATAGCAAACGTTTTTAATGTTATAATTCAAAATACTTCAGGTTTAAATACAAATATTACTTACCAAATAACTGGGTCGGATGTAACTGATGTAGAATGCGTTATTTTTTATGAAGCGTTGGGTTATTATTTAGGTTTACCGACTCGTTCACTTTGTGTAATACAAACAGCAACAACAAGCGTAACGGCAAATTTAACTTTAGCTAAATATATGCCTGATATGAAAGTAGCTGATTTTTTCGCAGGTGTATTAAAGGAATTTAACATGACTTGCGTAGGTGTTGAGGAAGATGTTTACGAAGTTTTGCCGTTAGATGACTGGTATAGCCAAGGCGCAATAGTTGATATTACCAAATATACAAACACGGACGAAATAAGCGTAGAACGCATGAAGCTATATAAAAAAATTAGCTTTAAATATCAAGAAAGCGAATCGTTTGTAAATAAAAATTATTTTAAAACATATAATCAGCAATACGGAAACTTAGATTACCAATTTAATTACGATGGTAGTGATTATATAATTGAAAGTCCATTCGAAAATTTATTATTTGCACGTTCAGTTTCTGGTAGTGTTTATGCTATTTTGGGTTATGCTTTAAACGAGAACTTACAACCTTACACGCCAAAGCCTTGTTTGCTTTATTTGTATGGTGAAAGTGATTCATTGCCGCATGATATAAGGTTTTACGATGGTTCAACAAATCAAAATATTGACACTTACGCTTTATTTGGGCAGGACTTAACATACCAAAACACGAAATATAGTTTAAACTTTGGAGCTGACAACTCAATTATTCATAACGAAACAATCCAACAAGGTTTATATGCTACTTATTATTTTCCTTACCTAAGTAATTTATTCAATTTAAAGCAACGTTTAGTAACCGTAAAGACTATTTTACCAATTAGCCTTTTAACTAACCTTAGATTGAACGACAGGCTTATAATACGAGATAAAAGGTACATTATAAACGAGATGAAAAGTAACCTAACAAATGGCGAAGTAGAATTTAGTTTATATTTAGACTTTAGACCGTTACAAGCTCAGGATATTATTAACCCCGATCCTAACTCACAATGTTTAGACGTTCGTGTTCAGATGCCAAACGGAGCAGTAAGTGCAACGATAACAACGGCAACGGCTGGAGTAACTATAACACCAAGCACAATTACAACAAGTCAATCGATCGAAGTGTGTATTCCAGCTAATCCAAACACACCGAGTTTTATATTAGCAGAAAACACGAATCCTATTATTACGGAAGATTATTTAAACTTCATTACTGAAAATAGTTCAACCCAAGTCATAACGTTATTAGTAACATACACATTTAGTGACGGTAGCCAGTCAAGTAACCAAATAATAATTAACCAACAATGATAGCACAGATATTAGAACTTTTAAAAACGGACGACTTTTTTAACGTGAGTGAGATTGTCGACATAGCTAAAGGAAAACACGAATATACTTCAAGTATAAAAAAGATTTATAAACAAAAGAAACGACACTACAATGGCAGAAAAAAGAACAATTGAGTTAGAGATACAAGACAATAGTAAATCTTTAAAGGCTCAATATAAGGACGCGGTTCAAGAACTTCAAAAGGTTTCCGCCCAGTATGGTGAAACTTCTCAACAAGCTGTTAAAGCTGCTAAGGCTGCTGCTGAATTAAAAGACCAAATAGGATTCTCAAAAGATTTAGTTGACTCGTTCAATCCTGACGCTAAATTTAATTCATTAAGTAAATCTGTAGGCGGTGTTTTAGACGGGTTTCAAGCGTTTGAAGGAGCATTAGGTTTAATTGGTGTTGAAAGCGAAGCACTGCAAGAAACAATGTTACGAGTTCAGTCTGCTATGGCACTTTCTCAAGGGATTCAGGGGTTAATGGAAGCTAAAGACTCTTTTAAACAATTGGGTGCGGTTGCTATGAATGCTTTAAAAGGAATTAGAGGAGCATTGGTAGCAACGGGAATCGGTTTATTTGTAGTTGCATTAGGTACTGTTGTCGCTTATTGGGATGACATTAAAGAAGCGGTTAGCGGTGTAAGTGAAGAACAAGCTAAATTAAATGAACTTTCACACACAAATTTTGAAACTTCAAAAGAAGAATTAAACACTTTAGATGCTCAGGACAATATTTTAAAATTGCAAGGGAAAAGCGAACGTGAAATATTAAATTTAAAAATAGCCAAGGTAAACACGGCTATTGAATTAGGAAAAATAGAACTTGAAAACGTAATTAGAACAAGTAAAGCGGAAGAGGAAGCAGCTATTAAAAACTACAATCTTACAAAAAGCATAGTTAATTTAATTATTGATACGGCTTTATTTTTACCTAAGCTAATGATAAAGCCTATTGATTTGGCAATACAAGGAGCTAACAAAGTAAGCGAAGCGTTAGGGTTAGGCAAATTAATTTCTTTTGACTTAGGAAAAACAATTGAAGGCTTAGAAGATAAAGCAGCTGGTTTTGTAGCTGGTTCTTTGTTTAATGTTGAGGATGTAAAAGCGGAAGGCGAAAAAACACGAAAGGGAATTGAAAAGGAATTAAAAGATTTAGAAAATCAAAAAGCAGGGTTCCAATTATCCATTAAAGCAATAGATAAACAAGCTGTTGAGGATTCTAAAAAGAACCAAAAGGATTCTAAAAATAACCAAGAAGATGCATTAAACGAAGAAGAACGTAAACAAAAAGAACATCAAGAGAAATATTTAAATGAAGATAGGTTACAAACTAAATCAGTTTTAGACGCTTCTAATCAACGTATATTACAAGTACAAGCGGAAACAGAGGAACAACGTAAACAAAATGAAATAAGAGTTCAATCTAATAAAGAATATTTAGATAAAATACAATCACAAGAACAAGCAGCGTATCAACATAAATTAGCTTTACAACAACAAGGTTTAGACGTAGCTTTACAAGGTGTTCAATTAATAGCGAGTGTATTTGAAAAGCAAAAGGGAGTTCAGAAAGCAGCTGTAATTGCGGAGAGTGCTATCGGTATTGCAAAAATGATTATTGCAAATAAATTAGCAAACGCTGGAGCTTTGGCAACCCCTCAAGCAATAGCAACAAGTGGAGCAGCAGCTGCGCCCGTAATAGCTATGAATAATATTTCAACAGGTATTGGAATCGCTGCTAACATTGCAGCAACTGCAAAAGCCTTAAAAACTTTGGGCGGTGGTCCTGCTCCTTCACCCCCTCCTTTAGGTGGCGGTGGTGGTACTGGTGGCGGTGGTGCTATGGCTCCTCAATTCAACACGATAGGTTCAAGTGGAATAAACCAATTAGCAACGTTACAACAACAGCCAGTACAAGCGTATGTAGTAAGTGGTGAAGTAACAAGCGCACAAAGTTTAGACAGGAATAGAGTACAAAACGCAACATTATAAGTTAAATAGTTATGGCAAAGATGGAAATTATAGAACTGCTTATAGACGAGAATAAAATTGAAAGCGGTATCAATGCGGTTTCAGTTGTTGAAAGTCCAGCGATCGAAGAGAATTTTGTAGCCTTAAAAAAACACGAAGTTGAACTAAAAGAAGTTGACGGTGAAAAACGTATCTTAATGGGTGCGGCTTTAGTTCCTAACAAACAGATTTACCGTAAAAACGGAGACAAAGAATTCTACATTTATTTTAGTGAGGACACGGTACGCAAAGCAAGTGAACTTTTTTTAATGCGAGCTAACCAAAACAACGCCACGTTAGAACATGAAAAGAAAATGTTAGACGGGATGTCGGTTGTTGAAAGTTGGATTATTGAAGACGAGAAAACGGACAAAAGCAAACTTTACAATTTTAATTTACCAAAAGGAACTTGGATGATTTCAATGAAAGTCAATAACGATGAGATTTGGAACAAGGTGAAAGCTGGTGAAGTAAAAGGATTCAGCATTGAGGGTTACTTTGTTGATAAATATGAAATGAGTTTACAAGAAACCGAAGATGATAGATTAATAAAAGCGATTCGTGATTTAATACTAAAAGACGAACAATACAATTTAGAAACTTATAACGACTACCCTAAAGAAGCAAGTGAAAACGCTAAGATAGCTTTACGTTATGCTGAAGAAAACGGATGGGGTGATTGTGGAACGCCCGTAGGAAAAGCACGAGCAAACCAATTAGCAAACGGTGAGAATATAAGCGAAGACACTATTGCACGAATGGCAAGTTTTGAGCGACATAGACAAAGTTCACAAAAAGAACTTGGTGACGGTTGCGGACGTTTAATGTGGCTAAGCTGGGGTGGTGATGCTGGAGTTGAATGGGCGCAAAGAAAGTTAGAACAAATTAGAAACAAATAACATGGCAGAAAAAACACTAAGTAAAGTAAGTCCACGTGGTGGTAAAAGAGGTTGTTTATGTAAAGACGGAAAATACTCTAAGGAATGTTGCGACGGTAGTTTACAAGCTCAAGGAATAGGCAAAACAGCGAGTGTAACGCCACAAAACGTAACGATTACAGAAATAGACGGAGTACGCACGATCGTACGTCAAAACGGATAAAAAAGGAACAAGTATAAATTTAAAAGTTAATAAGTTATGAATACACTAAAAACAGTTTACGGTAAACTATTCAAAGAGGAAACTAAGTTGGCTTCACACGAAGTTGAGTTAGCTATTGCTGATAAACTAAAAATAGAATTAAAAAATTATGGCGCGTTAATTTCTAAATATGGTAGCCAATTAGATAATTTATATGTTCCAATTAGGGTTTTAGAAAAAGCTATAAATGAATTAAAAGGAACAACACCTGAAGCTACAAAAATAGCACAAGATTTAAGGAAACAAGAAGATTTAATTTCTAAAGAAATAGATTTGGTTACAAAAAAAATAAATCAAACTAAAAGTGATTTAGGAATAAATATAGATATAAATGAAATAGTAGATTTAAGTAATTTACAATCTTCTAATACAATTTCTTCAAGAATACAAAATGATGCTGCGTCTTTTGTTAAATATGTAAATACTTTGCAAAAACCAACAATTTAAATAAATAAATAAAAATGAAAAATAGCTTAATAAACCAAATCAAAACTTTACTTGGAATGGAAGTAAAACTTGAACAAATGAAATTAATGGATGGAGTAACAGTTTTAGAAGCTGACTCATTCGAAGCAGGTAACGAAGTATTTATCGTAACGGAAGACGAACAAAAAATTCCTTTGCCAATAGGTGAGTATGAGTTCGAAGATGGACGTATGTTAAT